GACTACTCGGAGGAGAATAAATGTACGATTTATCTGCATTGGCGCCAAGTGTGCGCAGGCAAATCCTACAGGCCGGTCTCCCAATGAAAACCATAGGGTGGGAGTTCTCAGATCTTGAGCAAAGCCCAGCAGTTGAAAAAGTTCGTCAGTGGGTTGAACGAGTGGTCAATGGTGAGATCATCCAAAAGGCAGGGGATCCATTTTGCGGACTCGGGATCATGCTGGTGGGTAATCCAGGTCACGGAAAGACTACTCTCGCCTCTACGGCCCTCCAGAGCCTTATTAGAGGTATTCCAGGAGAAGTCTTGGGTACCCCAGGAACGCTCCCAAATCGAATTGGGGCATTTATGGACTATCCAAAGCTTTTGCGCTTACAGAAATCGCTATGGTCTGAGGAAAACGAAGCTGATCAGTTGCTACTTGACAGCATATACGGTGACTCGGATAGAATGAATAACGTAAGAGTGTTTGTTTTGGATGATCTTGGCAAAGAGTACCGAACAACTTCTGGTTGGGCGGAGAATACATTTGACGCCTTACTTCGTTCAAGATTTAACGCAGGCCTACCAACTATCGTAACTACAAACGTTGAGTTAGAGAATTGGGGCGGAGTTTATGGAGAACCTATGGGAAGCTTTGCTCTTGAGGCATTTGTTCCTGTTAAAGTAAAAGCTTTGAAAGGGGATAGACGAAAATGAAAGAGGACACAATGAGCGAATGGCAAGCAACGCAACTTTTTCTTTCTGAAACTGGTGTGCACGAAGTTGCCACAAATCTAGACAACGCAAAACTTCGTTGTGACTGTGCTGCATTTAGAGAACGTAATATCTGTAAGCATACTCGTTTTGTTAGTATTCGTAGAAACGAAAACAACGGTATCTATCCAGTCGAGGTTTCAAAGAAGGCTTCAGAACAAGAAGCCAGCTTAGCTAGTTTAGATCCTAAACTATTTAGGCCCTTCCTAGTTAAATACGGAAAAATAGAGATCGTTTAGAGATGCGCGGGGGCGATATATCAAATGAAATTCCTTTTCGTGTGCTGGTTACTCTTGACTGTATTTTGGATCGCAGGCCCAAGATTACTAAGGTACTTGGTATACCGGTCGCTTCGGAAGAAGTTACGTACAATCGGCAAGCTCTATCCCAATTTTGGCGATTTGCTGAAAAGTACAGTTTCAGACTAGAATTAGTAGGGTTCGAGTATTCTCAAGAAGAGATGGATGGCGTGTTGGAAGATCTAGATAATCTAGGTACCAACCCATTTAATTATGCAAGGGCATATAACGTAGTTGCAGATCTTGTTGCGGAGTTACCGTATCGTCCAGAAGTAAAGAACGTTATTGATATACCAGAGCGTGGGTTACGTTATGGACATTGGTATTTAGATTTAGGGGCATTAATAAATGGCAGCAGATAACGAAGAGCGTCTCATATCTCGGGTAGTTCGTACTCGTGAGCTTGTCCCTGCCCTAGAAGCTGGTGTAGAAGATAACTGGTTCTTTGTTGAAGAGAACCGTACCCTTTGGAAGTTTATTCGTACTCACTGGACAAAGTATCAAGAGGTACCTAGCGCAGTAACGGTTAAGGATAACTTTCCTACATACAGGTTGTTGGCGGTAGAGGACTCGCTAGAGTATTTAGTTGACCAGTTAGTTGAATACCGTAGACGTCAAAAAGCAATTGAGGTTGTACAAAGCGCTGCGGAGTTTATTGCTTCCGGCAATCACGATGCCGCTATTGCTGAGATGAGCCATGGCGTAGCAACTATCTACGACGAGGGTGCCGGACAAACCAGCGACGTTGATCTTACAAAAGATACTAACAATCGTTTTGAAGAGTACATGTCCATAAAGACCAGAGACGGTGGCCTGCTTGGTTACCGTACAGGGTTCCGCACTATTGACGAGGCAACGGCTGGACTACAGCCAGGACAGCTTATTACTATCATTGCCCCTCCTAAGACAGGTAAGTCAGTACTTGCTATGCAGGTTGCAGTTAACGTGCACGAAGATGGGTACGTACCGATGTTCCAGTCATTTGAGATGAGCAACATTGAGCAGCAACATCGTCACGATGCTATGCGCTCTAAGATTGCACACTCACGGCTTATTCGTGGAAAGTTACATCCCGATGAAGAACGCCGTTACAAAGAAACGCTAGAGCGAATGCAAGATATGCACAAGTTCTATCTTACCGACTCAAGTTCAGCTATGACAGTTACCGGTCTTGCTGCAAAGATTGAAAAGATCAAGCCGGACATTGTCTTTGTAGACGGCGTGTACCTTATGGTTGATGAGGCAAGTGGGGAGTCAAATACTCCACAGGCATTGACTAGCATTACTCGTAACCTAAAGCGCTTAGCGCAAAAACAAAATATTCCAATCGTCATCTCAACTCAGGTCCTATTGTGGAAGATGAAGAAGCGCCAAGTGTCTGCTGACTCTATCGGTTATTCTTCCTCTTTCTTTCAGGACTCAGATGTGATTCTTGGATTGCAGAAGCAAGATGAAGAAGACGACTCCTCCCGTGAACTTCGTATTGTTGCTAGCCGTAACTGCGGTCCAGCAACAAGCGATTTGCTTTGGGATTGGGAAGGAGGACGTTTTGAAGAATATGGATCTTTTGGCCAGCCAATTCAATCCTTTTAACGGAACCCAACTTTGTCTAGATGCGGATCCAGACTTATTCTTTCCACCGGATTATAAAGATCCGCTCATAATTGATGAGGCTAGAAAAGTATGCGAAGACTGTTGGATTAAGGACTCTTGCCTTAAGTACGCAATGCAATACCCAAACCTAGATGGGATTTGGGCGGGAACAACCCCACATGATCGGAAGAGGTTAAGAAAATTAAACACATCACAGAATTAAAACCAGATTACAAAAACGCTATGGATCTTCGCGGTGAGCCTACACACATTTGTGCTTGTGGATCACAAGTATGGAATGTAAAGTGCATGTTCCAAGATTATGAAATCTCTATGTACTTCCTAGATATGGAATGTGCAGACTGTGGTTCTATGGCTACAGCACCTACTTTGGTAGATATGCCAGAGGATTATGTAATGATGGATGATCGACCTGTAGAAGAGGAATAGTATGTACCGTGAGGGCGATGTAGAGATTGCTTTACTAAGGCTAGGCATAGAGGTCAACCAACGCAACAGTGAGTTGCTTGGTCTATGCCCTATGCACTTAGAAAGAACTGGGCGACCAGACTCTAACCCCTCATGGTCAATGAACTGCGAAACCGGTGTACACCACTGCTTCTCTTGTGGATACCGCGGAACTCTTATTACTCTTGTTGCAGAGATTAATGAGTTCCTTACCGAATGGGGACGCCTTGATTTTGACGCAGCTAAATCATGGCTGCGTCAAAATATTGAGGTTAACTTTGAGTTATTGGCAAAGCAACTAGAAGAAGCCAAGAACTCTTATGTCCCCATTGAAAGACCTGTAGAGATGAGTGAGGCACGTCTGTCGATTTTCGACAGCCTACCACCAGATTGGGCTTTATCTGCTAGGGGTCTAACGGCAGAGGCTTGCATCAAGCACTCTGTTAAGTGGGATGCAAAACAGCAGGGCTGGATCACACCTATTCGTCAACCTGATACAAACAAGCTTATGGGGTGGCAGGAAAAGGGACAAGTTAATCGTTACTTTCGTAACAGACCTACCGGAGTGCAAAAGTCTAAAACTTTGTTTGGGTTAGATGTTTGGTCTGGTGGAACTATGATCATAGTGGAGTCTCCTTTGGACGTTATAAGACTCTCATCTTTGGGAATAGAGGGAGGCGTCTCAACTTTTGGTGCAGCTATCAGTCAAGATCAGGTTGATCTTATGCGGCGTGCAGATAAGTTGATCATTGCCTTTGATAACCCAAAGATTGACCCAGCCGGCAAGAAAGCATCCAAGGACATGCTTGAGCGTACTAAGAAAGAGGGGTTGGAGTGCTTCTTCTTTAAGTATGACGGGGATGTAAAAGACATTGGCGATATGACTGAAGAACAGGTTATAATAGGTATAGAGAAGGCAAAACATTCAGTGTTTGGGGAGGCGGCATACGCATGATTATTGGACTAACAGGGTACGCACAGTCAGGCAAAGACACCGTAGCTAAGGTTCTTGTAGATCACTACGGGTTTGAACGCGTAGCATTTGCAGACCCTATTCGCAAACTTCTTTATGAAATGAACCCTGCAGTTAAAGATGGTGATTATAGACTTCAGGGCGTTATTGATGCATATGGTTGGGACGTTGCAAAGACAGCGTTCCCGGAAGTACGGCGCTTACTGCAAGATCTTGGGGTTGGTGCTCGCAAGGTATTTGGCGAAGGCTTTTGGGTTAAGCAGGCTTTGGGACCTCACAAACCATGGGACAAGGTAGTAGTAACAGATGTTCGTTTTACAAACGAAGCTGATTATCTAAAGTCATTTCCAGAAGCACAGCTGTGGCGCATAAAGCGTATGGGAGTTGGTGCAGTAAATGGTCACGTATCAGAGCGTGATATGGATGGTTACCAAGTAGATCAGATCTTTGCTAACAATGGTACTTTAGAAAATTTAGAGTTAATGATTAAGACAAGAATGAACGGATTAGTATGATGTGGTCATATGTATTGGCAACAATTGGCGTTACAGGTATCTACTTTGTAGGTCGTAAAAAGAAATGGGCATGGTTATGGCTCATATTCAACGAATGCTTGTGGATTATCTACGCAGTGACCACTGATCAATACGGATTTATATTTGCAGCTGTTGCATACACAGTCGTCTACATCAAATCATTTTTACGTTGGAGACGTGACGCATGACCTTCACCGGGACCCTTCTTCCCTACCAGGTAGAGGCTGTAGAGGCTATGGTAGACCGCAAGAAGATGCTTGTGGCCTACGACCTTGGCTTGGGTAAAACTGTCCTGACTATTGCTGCACTTGAAGAGCTTAAAGACCTTGGAAAGATAACTGAACCTGGTATTATTGTTTGCCTATCCTCATTGAAGTATCAGTGGGCAGAACAGATTAGGAAATTTACAGATGACGCTGCAAACGTTGTGGTCATTGATGGAACGCCAAAACAAAGAGCGCTCCAGTACACTGAGGCGGCCGACTGGGGGCATTCGCTCACTGATTATGTCATTCTCAACTATGAGCAGGTGGTTAACGACTGGGACTATGTCCAGCACCTTGCACGAGGATTCGTGGTGTGCGACGAAGCGACAGCTATCAAAAGCTTCAGATCAAAACGATCAAAGCAAGTAAAGAAACTTACTAGCCCAGTTAAGTTTGCTCTGACAGGCACACCTATTGAAAACGGTAAGCCTGAAGAACTGTACAGCATTATGCAGTTTATCGATCCTAAAGTATTAGGAAGATTTGATTTATTTGATAAGACTTTTATTGTGCGTAATCACTTTGGTGGAGTAGAAAAATATAGAAATCTTTCTACATTAGCTAAGACTTTAGCAACCGCGTCTGTACGCAAACGTCAACAAGATCCAGATGTTGCACCCTACTTACCGGATACAATTTTTGCAGAGCCTATCTTGGTGGAGTTTGACCGTGCAGGAGCAGTTCTGTATAGACAGATTGTTAGAGAGATACTAGACGATTTAGATAATGCTATAGATGATTTTGGTAGCTCATTTGATTTGTTTTCCCACTACTCTGGAGAAAACCAAAACGATGCCGCAAATGCTATGAAGGGCAAGATTATGTCTAAGTTAACGGCATTAAGAATGCTTTGCGATGCTCCCGCCCTACTGTCTAACTCTGCAGGCAAATACCGTAAAGACAACGACGCCGGGTCTAAATATATAAATGATTTAGATGAAGGCGGTAAGCTTGCTCCTCTTAAAGCGCATCCTAAAGCAACAGCCCTTGAGAAATATGTTTCTGAGTTTTTAGATAGTTATGAAGGAAACAAAATTGTTATTTTCACTAGCTATGTTCACATGGTTAGGCTACTTGAAAAAAGTCTTGAAAAGTATTCACCACAAATTTATACTGGAGAACTAGATGCTAAAGCTAAAGAGATTGCTAAAGTCACTTTCCAAACTGACCCAAGTTGCCGTATACTTATTAGTTCTGACGCCGGTGGCTATGGCGTGGATCTCCCTCAGGCTAACCTACTTATTAATTACGACCTTCCGTGGAACGCAGGTTTGGCGCTACAACGTAATGGGCGTATACGAAGGGCCTCTAGTACTTGGCCTTCAATTGTTATTCAAGACTTCTTAATGCAGGGGTCTATCGAAGAGCGTCAGCACGCAATGCTGGTGCAGAAGATGGCCGTAGCTAATGCAATAATTGATGGTGAAGGCATAAATACAGAGGGTGGCGTTAACTTGACTGTTGGGACACTTAGGGCATTTTTAGAAGAGATTTCGGTATAGAATATTTCTATGCCTAATGCACCTAAGACCCCTACACGTACCATACGTGTCTCTAGCGACCTCTGGGAGGCCGTTAAAGCCAAAGCTTTCTCTGAGGGTCGTACCGTCACAGATGTCATTATTAAGGCCTTAGAGGCGTATATTAACGATTTGCGTTCTGTCGAATAATCGGCTAAAATATATAACGGAGGGAAAAACATATGCCTAAAGTTATAGAAAAAGAAGATCCACAGAACAACACCTTTATGAATAAGGTTGCGAGCTTTGTAGCATTAAAGCGTCGCATTGCCGATATGGATAAAGAGCGGTCATCAATTCAGGCCGAGCTTTCAGACATTGTTGACGAAGAGGGTGAGCCAGACGAAAAAGGCCATATTTGGCTTACACTACCTTTTGAGGTAGATGGGGTTACATCTCTACAACGTCAGCGCAAAGTATCTCAATCACTTAACGAAGACTCAGCAAACACTATTCTTAGTGAAAAAGGTTTGTCAGAGCGTTGCTATAAGATGATCCCTATGCTAGATGAAGCAGAAGTAATGGCTTGCCTATACGAAGGTCTTTTAGCAGAAGAAGATATTGATGCTATGTTTACTAAGAAAGTTTCATACGCGTTCTACATAAAATAAGGGATGACATGACAGATCAGGTAGACAACTTATTTAAGAGTTTGGATGATTATTATCCAGGCTCTAAGAAAAAGCGTCGTGCCGTAAATCCAAATGCTAAACCTAAAAAAGTAATACAAGAAGGTTCCTGGGATGAGAATCCTCAGGTAAAAACTCTACCTAATGGAAACGTGGTAGAATTATATAGTGCGGGGTCATTGTGTCTCGCATTAGGCAGACCGATAGTTACTTTGAGGCTTTGGGAACGAAAAGGTTTTATACCACGTGCACCCTATCGCCTAAAGTCAATAATTGTTAAAGGTGTAAAGAAGCCCGGATGGCGGATGTACAGTAAAACAATTATCGAAGCAACTGTTGCAAGCTTTGAGTCTCGGGGACTGATTGATGTTCCCAGGATTGATTGGAATAAACACCATGATCTATCAATTGAACTGATGGAAACATGGAAGAAAATCCATGAGCAAGAAACTAACTAACTACCTAGCGTAAAGATTCAACCGAATCTCAGCTATCAGCCAACTACCGAAAGGATGCGCCATGAGCACATCGTTAAAAATATCAAAGCCAGTTCCAAACGTAGATTCATACGCTGCACCAGCAGATGAAGATCTATTTGTCCAAGAAGATGAGAACGAAGTTCCAGAACGCTCATCTGTCATTCAGACAGGCTGGAAGGCAGCAAAGACTGCCGTAGCCAAGTCTACAAAGGCATTCGCAACGGATTTCCGTTTTGACGAAGATGTCCAACTTATTAAATTTATCTCAGACGAACCAATGGCATTTATGCAGCATTGGGTAAACCGTCCAGGTAAAAAGTCATTCATTAGTATTGGTGAAGACGATCCACTAATTGCTGTAGGTAGCAAGCCGGATCCAAAGTTTGCCTTTACCGTCCTTAATCTTTCTGATGAGGATCCACAACTCCAGTTAATGGTTGTCGGGGTTCGCTTATGCGGTCAGCTTGAAAAGCTTGCTTCAAATACGAAGACAGGCCCACTTAATCGCGCTGACCTATATTGGGCAGTAAGTAAGTCTGGTCAGGGGACAAAGACTTCTTACTCAATTGTTCCTGTGAAGGAACGTGACCTTGCTGAGGAATGGGAAATTGATCCTGTTGCTGCCGCTGAGTTAATCAAGACTATGAAGCCACTTGGACCAGACGCTCTCCATACGTCCACCAAGGCTGAATTGGCTGAGATTGCTCGTGAAATTGCGTCAGCTAACTAAATAACCCATCAAGTGAGGGGCCCGGTTTTTGACCTCCTTTCTACGGGCCCCTCACATTAACTTTAGGAGAGCAATGAATATAGTTACCACACTTGACCAGTTAGCAGAGATGATTTCTGCCTACGATAAAGTAGACTCATTTGTATACGATGTTGAAACAGTAGGTGACCACCGCGGAGATCCACGCCAAAATATTGTTATGTGGATTGCTTTTGCTACGTACGACCGCGTAGATGTTATTCCTATGGGTCACCCAAATGGTGAATATGTAACAACAGAATATCCTTTGCTACCTTCTGCACAAGACCGTATCATTAAGGGCCTTCCACTACGTCCCTCAGACTATAGTAAAGATGAGCGCAAAGCTAAGAAGATCTTTACAGAAGGCCCTGAACAGTTAACACGTGGTGAAGTGTTTAAGGCACTTCGCCCACTATTTGCAAGCGACAAGGTTAAGATTGGTCATAACCTAAAGTTCGATTTACAGAGCGTAACCAAGTATCTTGGCGCCTTACCTGCACAACCATACGCATGTACTCTTAATGCTGCGTTTATTCTTAACACACAAAATCGTAATAACCTTGGCCTAGATGATTGCCTTAAGCGTGAGTTTGGGTACGAGATGGTGAAGGGTGTAGGTAAAGAAGTAGAGGTATATAGCTTTGAAGAGGTTGCAACCTACGCTGCACTAGATGCAGAATGGACCTGGAAGCTTTGGATTAAATACTCTAAACAACTAGACACTGATAAGCTTCGTGGAGTATTTAACTTAGAGATGGATGTATTAGATGTTATCTGCAACATGGAGCTACGTGGCGCAGACATTGACGTTTCTGAACTAGAGAAGTTAAAAGACAACTTAGAGGTTCAATTAGAAACAACTAAGGGCGAGATCTATAAGCTTGCCGGTAAAGCCTTTAACATTAACAGTATTCCTGAAAAACAAAAGCTTTTGTTCTTAGGCAAAAAAGAAGGCGGACGTGGATTACGCCCTAAAGTTTTAACACCAGCCGGCGAGAAGCGCATGGATTCCGGCACCCCATCAACGGTATCTGACTATTCGGTATCAGAACCCGCACTAAAAATGTTTGCGGGAAAAGATGCTCTTGTAGATGCGCTCCTCAATTATTCTGATCTAAATAAGTTGTTAACAACTTATGTGATTCCCTATTTAGGTGGGGATATTACACGTACGCTCCTTGGTAAGTCAAAGACTGTTGCAAAGAAGAGCCTACTTCTTGATGGCCGTATCCACACGGACTTTATTCAATATGGTGCAGAGACGGGAAGATTTTCTAGTCGCAACCCTAATTTACAGAATGTGCCTGCTCCGCATACTGTAAATGGTAAAGCGATTAGAAATCTTTTCGTTGCACCAGAAGGCCACTCATTAGTGGTGGCTGACTACTCTCAGATTGAACCACGTGTTATTGCATCCTTTAGTGAGGACCGCATTATGTGTACTGCCTACATGAATGGTGAGGACATCTATACAACTGTAGGTACTACTATGGGGGTAGACCGTAAAGCCGGTAAGCAATTGGTGCTATCTTTAGCATACGGTGTAGGTCCAGATAAGATTGCTGATTCTATCGGCTGTTCTGTCAATGAGGCTAGAGAACTCCTAGACGGGTTTATTGCTAAGTTCCCCTCTGTAGCTCGATACAAGAAGAGGGTTATTCAGGAGAGCCGCAATCGTGGCCCAGTTCCATATGCCCTTACCTACATGAATCGCCGTAGATACCTGCCAGATCTTAGATCTTCTGTGATTTGGGAACGTGCCAGGGCAGAACGCCAGGCGTTTAATACGGTTATTCAGGGGTCTTCGGCAGATCTCATAAAGCTTGCTATGATTAGGGCACACAAAATGATTCCTGACGGGTCAAACCTAATTCTTACGATCCATGACGAATTAGTTACTGTCACTCCCAATGATCTTATTGGGGAAACAGAGGCAGCGATTCGTGAGGCTATGGAAGGAATCAACGCTCTTAATATCCCAATGTTGGCGGATATTACGACGGTTACTCGATGGGGAGACGCCAAATAATGTTTGGACGTAAAAAGAAAAACAAAGTACG